TTATCTAAGTTATTTGGCGCCTGGTGTAGTGCTTCATAGACATCCTTAAATCGATGTAAGCATGACGCACGATCAAGTTCTAAATTTACGTAGAGTACTTTACCTTGTGCACAGTCAAAACCAAACCACGGTCTACCTTCTGCAATAGAGATACATAATTGGATAAGTGCAAATGACTTACCGGCTTTAGACGGACCTGCAATGAGCATCTTGTGACCTTCACGAAGGATACCATCGATTAAGCTAGGTGCTAAGTCTGGCATGTTATCCCATAGTGCGTTTAAGTCTTCAGGTTCCGGAAGGTCATCATTGACAGTAGCTATCCATTCCTCCCATTCCTTGAATGACTCTTTACCAATATTCGTAGCGATTAAGAATTGAGGTTTACCTGCACGCATCACACCAGGCATACGTGATAACCGGCTAGGGTTTTTGTTTTGTTTATCAACCTTAAACCCATTCTTCTGTACGATTTGATATAGGAAGTCTACTCGATTACGGTACTCGGAATAATCATTAGCATCGATATGTACGATGGCATGGATACTTTTACCACCGCTATATACCATAGCTGCGATTGGTAACTCTAATTGCTCTAGGATAGCCTTTTGCTTTCCGAGTTCCATATTGTCAGACTCGATAAGTGCGAATTTGAAAGATGCTACGTTATCATTCTTTACACCTTTACCATCTAATGCATTAAATCGTATCCATGCACCAGCTTCTTCATCTAGGGTACCTATTGCATCATCAACCTTTTTATTAGTCCTCAAAGCGTCTAAAATTTGATTTTGTGTACGCCCATAACTACCTTTAGTTGGAGATTTGAGCTCGGTACCGTCCTTATCTTGATGTACATATACAGTATTTACATAGCCAACATAATCGTCTGGCTCAAACAATGCTTGGAGGTACTTTGTTAAGTCCTCCACACGTTGTTCTTGAGGATAGTGCTTTGGAATATCAATGTCAGATGCTTCTACCCAGGTCTTATCAATAATTTTGTATGGATCTGGATTAGCCATAACCATAGTTCCGAATGGAACTGCTGTTGCATCCCATTGAGTACTACGGTTAGGCGTCCATCCATTTTCTTTAGCCATTTGCGTGATAGTGGCCCCTGTAATTTGTTTCCCAGTGTAAGCACCGAATGAATTCCATTTAGCTTCACATTCACCAGGATGGAACCGTTCACCATCATTAGATGACCACTCTTCCCATACAAACATTGGATACCCTTCATGGTGAAGTGCAAGGCCTACGTTTAGCCATTCTTCGTAGGAGCAATCAACTGGGTCGATAAACTCCAATACTTCTCTTAAATCTAACTTTTTCTGTTCCATTTGCACTCCTTGTTCTTGGTCTTCTATTACCGGCTTGTGTTTTAGCATCTACCCACCTACAGTTAGTAGGGCTATATGGTCCATCATTATCAATGCGATCAATTGTTAAATTATCTTGATATCCATTAGATTGCGCCCAGTTTATAAATAGTAAAATATCTGTTAACCATTCTTTACAAATGTATATTCCTCTTTCACCATAATTTTTATAAGCGTTTGAGTTGGGATTATAGCAACGTTTTTTCATTCCATAAAATATCTTTGCAATTCTACGTTTAGATTTTCCGTGAATTTTATGTGGCATTCCTGCATTTCTAAATTCGGATTCATAGCAACCACAACTTTGTATTTTTCCAAATCTTAAATGATCACCTCGAATGACCTTTATGTTTCCACAACAACATTTACATTCCCAATAGGGTGAACAGGTACCTTTAATTTTTCCTAAATATTTAATAACTTTTAATCGGCCAAATGTTTTTCCTGTTAAATCAATTAATTTACCCATTATTTTCTCCTATGCTGGATAATATGTTTTAGGTACGATTCCCTTAGGAATTCTCCAACCAGAAGCACAAATTCTACTTATCATTTTAGATGCATCATTTTGAGTCCACATTCCAACTTTTTGAAATCCATAGCGTTCTAAAGTTCTGATTTGTTTTGGTGAAGCCAACCCTTCTTCTTTTCGTTTAATTAATCGATTAATGAGTAAAGTTGCTTTACCTGAAGATTTAATTAAATCAGGATTAATTCCAAATTTTTCTAAAGTGTCTATTTGTTTAGGTGTAATAGCTTGTACTTCATAACCAAAAGCTGGCACATAATGGGTTAGATCCTCAGCTTGAATAGAGAATTCAAACTGTAATGGGTCTACTAACTTAGCTTTTTTCTTACGCATTGCTGCAAGCTCTTTAGCAAGTGCTGCTTCACGCTCAGCTAGTACATCACGTTCCGCCTCTTCTTCTGCCTCCTCTAATCCCATACTTGAAGTTTCAAGTAGTTCAGTCATCTTAATGGCTACATCATCAGACTTTGCGATTAAGTGAGCTGGTCTACATAGCGAGTGCTTTTCGTAGTGCCATAGGAAGTCGAGCACTAATAAGTGGTCTTTTCCTTCGTATAACCTAGTACCACGGCCAATCATTTGCGTATATAAGGCTCTTGATTTAGTTGGTCTAAGTACGATTACGCAGTCCACACTAGGGCAGTCCCACCCTTCAGTTAGTAGCATTGAATTACAGAGCACGTTGTATTTACCATTGGCAAAAGCCTCTGTAATTTCGTTACGGTCTTTACTATTACCATTTACTTCGGCAGCATTAAATCCACGTTCAATGAGCATCTTGCAGAACTTTTGACTCGTTTCAATGAGTGGTAAGAACACCACTATTTTTCTATCCTTGTAGTCAAGTAATGTATCAGCAATTTGTTCTAAGTATGGATCTAATACCTTACCAATATCACCGGCTTGGAAGTCGCCAGCCGTTATCTTTACATTAGTAAAGTCGATGTGTAGTGGTAATGTTTGTACTTGTATCTTCACCAGGTAGCCACTACTAATCGCATCACGTAGGGTATATTCATAAGCTAAGCTATCGAACACCTTGCCTAAGTTCTGCATATCTGACCTATCTGGTGTAGCAGTAACGCCGAGTATATCGGCTGTATCAAAGTAGTTTAATATAGCTTGATAGCTACTAGATAAAGCATGATGTGCTTCATCTATAATGATCGTATCAAAGTAGGATTTACTAAATAGAGCTAGCCGGTTGTCACGGCATAGAGTTTGTACAGAACCGACTATGATGCGGTCCCATTTCCCTATGCATGACTGCTCAGCCTTTTCCATTGCTGTAGTCAGTCCAGAGGCTTGCATGATTTTATCTGACGCTTGTTGAAGTAATTCTTCACGGTGTGCCAGGATTAATACACGCTTACCTCTGCGGACTGCCTCTTCAGCAATTTTGGCAAAACATATAGTTTTGCCTTAACCGCACCCCGTTGGTAACACCAACAGGGTACGTCTATTACCTTTCTCCCACTCTGACCATACGGCATTGACTGCCTCTGTCTGATAGGGTCTTAATTCCATTAGAAGCCTCCGAAGCTATCGTCTTTAGGTTGAATAAACTTCTTGATTTCATTAGCAGTACCTTGTGTACCGTCATTCTTGTCATATAGTCTGTGAGCTAGTTCAAATTGACCAGTTTTGCCAATTAATAAGTCAGGATTTGCCATAAACTTTTCACCTGGTTTAGCCAACCCAGTAGCGATGAATACATTAGATACTTTCCACATCATGGAGGGGATCCAGTACAATCTTTCAGTAACTTTATTTTTACCTTGTTCGCCACCATCGGCTTCTAATGTGATAACTGCTTTAGGTGTGTTAGCCGGAATTTTTGCAGTAGCTACGTCTGTGTAGCCTTTTTCTACGTTAGTGATAACGAATGGATATACACCTGCAGGAAGTAGTGTAAATTCCTTTACCTCTGCTACTACTTCAGAGTTAAAACCTAATGCTTCTGTTCCTAATTGTTCAAATGCGCTGCTCATAATCTGTTGCCTCGTTTCTTATTTATTAATGAATTTAACAATTTTGTCCCACATAGGGATAATCCAACCTGTTACGAACGCTGGATCATAATTTTCAAATGGAGTACCTTGTGGATATTTACCACGAGCTACCACTACAGACTGTACTTGGTCTAGTGTTACACCATCTTTAGCCATTAAGTCTTTTAATGGTTTAGGGATAGCTGTTTCAACTAATGGTGTATCATCTACTGCGGATTCTGGCTTTGGTTCAGCCTTAGCTTTAGCTTCTGCTTTTGGTTCTTCTTTAGCCACGACTTGGCCAGTTTGCTCTTTGGCCGCCTCTACTACTTCAGGTGCGTAGTCTTGAGTGCTTGCATTAGCTAGCTCATCAGCGGCAGCCTTTGGAAGCACATCATCAGGAATTACGTGAGCGATTTGACTGTATTCAAATGGCATAACGTCTGGTAACCCATGACGATTTTTGGCATCCCATGCAGGGGAGTGTGTAGCATACATTAAACGCTTACCATTGACTGCTTTCTTTTTGTTAGTAGTCGATGTAATGATTTCATTTTTGTAGTTAGCGAAGAGTACCATGTCCGCCCATTCTTTAATAAGAGGAGAAGTTTGGCTACCTGTTTTCTTTCCTAGCTTTAGTTCAAAGCGATCATATGCACCTAGTTCGTCTGGTTGTTCAAACTTACGGATTTGAGTATGAGCAGTAAGTACTACATTCATACCGGCATCGATTACTTCATCTAGTAGGTTAAGGAAGCGCCCCATTTCTTCACGTACATATACATAGCCTGTGCCATATGGGAACTCCTCAATACCTTTCTTTTGATGTTGAGCACAGATATGTTCTACACATAACTGTTCCGCCCAGTCTACAGTATCAATGACTAATGTTTGATAACCACCTGGCATCATGGCGAATTCCTTTACGAAGGAGATAAGCATTGTCCATGATGTAGGCTTTTCTGTACGAGCCACATCTAAGTGGTCTGTACTGCTTTCTGTATCAATGAATACCGGAGATGGGAAGTGGCTTGCGAATGTGGTTTTACCAATCCCTTCTGTACCGTACACAATACATTTTTGTGCTCTTTTTCTTTTTCCAGTGGTGATGTTCATTTCATAACCGCCTTTCTTCTGTTATTAGCTTGTACTTTTGCATCTACCCATCTACAATTTTCAGGACTATATGGGCCATCATTGTCAATGCGATCAATCGTACACTTTCCTTGTTTTGCAAATTCATCGTATCCATTATTTAGTGCCCATCTTTGAAATTCAGTAAATTCGTTTTTCCATGCATCACATATTACAATTCCTCTTGCGCCATACCGCTTATAATCCTTGTTATTTTTGTCATAACAACGTTGCTTCATACTATGCCATACACCATATAAGCGACTATTGGTTGCATTATGAGACGCATTGAGTTTATTTCGTTTTGCCAGTTGTTCTTTATGAATACATCCACATGATTTAGTATTCCCGGTCTTTAAATTTCTAGCTACAACTTCAATAGAATTACCGCAGTCACATAAACATAGCCATAATGGAGAGTCACATTTTGTGCCAGTTCTTTTTATAACAGTTAATCTACCAAATTTTTTATGTGATAAATCCTGAAAAGCTGGCATTAAAATTCACCCCAATCGTCTTTTACTTTAGGTTCTTCGATTACATCTTCTTTAGGTTCTGCTTTAGGCTTAGATTTAGTCTTAGTAGCCTTACCTGTAGTACTGAATTCTTCGCCTTTAATGTGTCCATCTTCAATAATGATGGAGCATTCATCTAAGTTATTCGTTACACGAGTAGCAATAACTTGTAAGCCTTCTTGTTCTAACCAACCACCGAATTCTTTCATTGTTTCGAGGTCCATTTGCTCCATTTTGTCCATTAAGACAAATCCACATTTAGGGTTAAGTGCTCTAACGATGGCTGTGGCCACTTTTAGTTGCTCAGCACCGCTCATGCAGTCCCATTGTCTGCCATTGTAAATAAGCACACCTTCCTGAATAGATAGACCAGGTAGCGGCATATCCACAGACTCAAGTAATTTATTTTTGCGATCACGGATATCTTGAATACTATCCGTCAACTCATCGTATTCTTGTTTGAAGTCTGCAGCTTCTTGTAATGCACGTTGACGTTCTTGGTTAGCACGTACTTTAGAGTTGATTTCGTCTACATTCTTGATTTGCTCTTCAAGTTCTGCTGTAGATTCGTCCTCTAAGTCTTTAGCTGCAGTCGTTGCGATATCATAATCTTCTGCTAACTGTGTTTGCTTAGCTTGAAGTTCCTCTAACTTTCGTTGAGCTTCATCTACTAAGTTATTGACTGTTACCATCTGAGCCTTGATAGCAGACACGTTATTTCGTTTCTTTTGGTTTTCAGCATTGCGAAGGAGGATATCTTGTTGTTGCTTAATGAGTTCCGATGCACTGATAGGTTCTTGTGGAACTTCATCATATGCAGGTAACTCTTTAGCGTATTTGTCTTTCTGAGTGGCAATTTGCCCTATAGAATGACGTTTAGCATATACCTCTTGGTATTCACCTTCGAGTTGCTTTAACTCATCTTCTACGCCCAATAATTGAAGTAATTCCTGAGCCTTTTCTTTGTCGCTCATTTCCATGAACTTCGGAAGGTCCAATGCAAGCTGACCAATGAATGTATCTAAAATCTTTTGGCCAGATTTCTTACCTTCTGGATCAAGTACTTTAAGAGTGCTATTAGCTCCAGTTCGAGTTACTACCAATCCATTGGATAGCTTTACTTCAAGTTTAGGTGGATTGTAACTACCTTCACGTGCAGCACTTGAAGGTTCAAACTTAGCACCACCAAGCGCCCATGCGATAGCATCTAAGATAGACGTCTTTCCTTGTCCATTCTTTCCACCTATAACAGTTAGGCCGTTTTCTGTAGGTTCATATGAAACAGCTT